ATTGCTAGAGCAGCAGTATCAGATGCAATTAATAAATCGCCAATTGGCGGCGTAGTTAAAAATGTAAACAATATCAAAAGTGGTATTGAAAATATTACACATGATTTGAGTAACATAGGAAGAAGACGTTAATGGCAGGTCCCCCAACCAGACGAACTAGAAACACTAGACGATCAGATGCTGCACCAGTTGCAAGTGCAGGAATTCCAGCCGGCATTTATGTTGGTCGTGTTGTAAGTCATTTAGACAAAAAGTTTATGGGTTCGTTAAAAGTTATGCTTTTAAAAATTACAGAAGCAGGCAACGATTATCAAGAAACAAACCAGTTGATTACTGCACATCGTGCAACCCCTTACGGCGGGCAAACACCACTACAAAATGTTGGATCTAACAACACTTATAGCGAATCACAACAAGCATACGGTTTTTGGGGTGTTCCGCCAGACATTGGAACAAAAGTTCTTGTTATGATGGTTGAAGGTGCAAGAGATTTTGGATACTGGGTAGGTTGTATTCAAGATGATTTTGTAAACTTTATGATTCCGGATGGTAGAGTATCTACTATTAATAACGATAGAGGACAAAAATTACCAGTTGGAGAATACAACAAAGCAATTGTTAATCCTGAAGGCGAAACTCAACCAACAAGATTTCCAAAACCTGTAAACACTGACTTTGAAGATAGTCTAAGCGAAGCAGGCTTAATTGAAGATGATATTCGCGGTTTAACAAGCAGTAGTGCTAGACGCGAAGTACCAAGTCAAGTGTTTGGTATTAGTACTCCGGGGCCAATGGATAAACGTGATGGTGCTCCAAGACACGGGCGTGGTGCTACAGGTAAAGAAGCAAGTGTTCCTAGTTCACGTTTAGGCGGCTGGAGCATTGTTATGGACGACGGCGATGACAAGATTTTAAGAGTAGGAAATCCGGGCGAAACTCCTAAAGAATATGTTGATGTTGAAAACACAAACGAAACTGGCGATGTTGTTAGACCTGCAAACGAGTTGTTTAGAATTCGCAGCAGAACCGGCGCTCAAATTTTGCTTCATAGCACAGAAGATTTAATTTACATTGCAAACTCAAAAGGTACTGCTTGGATTGAAATGACCAGCAATGGTAAAATTGACATTTATGCAGAAGACAGTGTAAGTATTCATTCTAGCCAAGATATGAACTTTACTGCTGATAGAGATATTAACTTTGATGCAACTGCCAACATTAACATAAATGCAGGTGAAAAAGTAAAAACTACAGCAGGACAAAGTTTAGATTTTACCAGTATGGATTATACTGCATTTGTTGCAGGTAAAGGTTTTACAGCAAAAGCAGACAGTTACATGGCTATGTCCAGTGGTAAAGCAATCAGCATTGATGGTGCTAATGCTATTAATATCACAAGTAGTGGTGCTAACATTAATATGGCTGCATCGGCAAAAGTTAACATGTCAGGCAAAAGCGGTATTCACATTGGCACTGAAGGATCGTTGCACGAAAAAGTTGGGCAATATTTTAGAGAAACAAATGCTTCTCATGTAAACAGCCAAGAGTACTTTGTTTATGCCAAAGGTGGATTGCATTTGAAATCAGATGCTGATGCTTTCTTAAGTGCAAAAGTTACTGCAAACATAAAAGGCAAAAGCACATATATTCAAAGTTTCGGCGGCGATACACATATGAAAAGCAATGCTGATTTAAAAATACAAACAAGTGGAAATATTAACCAGTTTGCTACCAGCATATTGAGAAATGCAACTGCTACAATCGAAGACAGAGCAGGCACCGCATTTAATTTGTCATCTTTAGGATCTATGAGTGTTAAAGCAGATACTACACTAGATGCAGCAAGTACAGGTGCAATGAAAATTAACGCTAATGCTTCATTGGATATTATAAGCACTGGATCTGCAAAAATCACTGGTAAAACAATGGATTTAAAAACCACAGGCGGTGTACTAATAGCAGAAGCAAGTAGCAATTTACAACTTGAAGGTGCATTGGTTCAAATTGATGCTGGAAATACTGCCACTGGAGCAGCAACGGCCAACCCGACTCCTGCGGTAATTGCAAGTATTGCAGTTGGTGCTATTGATGCGTCTGTTGCAGCAACCGCAGTAAAACCTAATCCTGTTACTCCAGATACTCCTATTATTAGTTTGATTGCTAAAACTCCAAGTCGTATTCCACAGCACGAACCGTGGTTGCAACATGAAAGCAACAATCCAGCAGAATACACTCCAGAAAAAACTAGAGCAGGGGTTGAAAGTGTAGACAGTTTTGTACAACAAATTCCTGACACTTTTGTAAACATTGGTTCTAGATCAACAAAAGGATCAACTACTGCTTCTGATAGGGGCGGATATTCAGGATCGCAAAACTATACTCCTGCCACTGACGGCGAATTTGGAGAAGAAACACTTGGCGATTTTGGTGACCTTAAGCGTGATCAAATTTATGCTATTGGTGATAGTCATGCTGAGTTTATTGCTAACATAGGCGGATATAGAGGTTCTGCAAGGTCAGGTGCAACTGTTGAACAAATTGCATCTAATCAAGTTGGCAGAATTCCTGAAAAAACAATAGTTGTTGTATCAGCAGGTAACAATAACTGGGACAGTGATCCGACACAAACAAAAGATAAAATTCAAAAAGATATTGTAGATCCGCTATTGCAAAAGGGTTGTTATGTGATATTTGTTGTGTTCCCAGATATTGATTTAAGCGGGCCTTATGCATCAACTTATAGCAGTGCTGGATATACAGCAAATTATAATGATGTTAGAAATGCTGTAAATCAAGTATCAGCAAATGGACAAATCGATCTAACTAGTGCAGATATTAATCCGCAGGATCCTATGAAAATTCATGCCACAACAGCAGCATATCAAAGAGTTGTTGATGTTGTTGAAAAGGCTATCGAAGCAATACCTGATCCATCCGAGTTTGATAAGTTTAATGGTACACTAGGACCACTTTTGGCTGCTATTAGAATTTGTGAAATTGACACAGCCGAACCTAGATCGTTTGATGTTGTTTATGGAGGTATTCCTACAAACATACGTCCACAACGTCCGATTACACAAATGAGCATAGGTGATGTGTTAGAATGGCAAAAAAGCATTAGAAACAGTGTTGCAAGCACAGCCACAGGTGCATATCAGTTTATCTACCCAACGCTAAAATATCTAATTGATGACAGAAAAATTTGCAGCAGAGGCGACTTAATGACTCCTGCTAATCAAGACAAACTTGCAATTGCTCTAATGCGAAATTTACAAAAATGGAAAGATGGCCAAATGTCTGACGAAGAGTTTGGCTACGGTTTGTCTAAAGTGTGGGCAAGTATGCCATTGATGATTGATGGTGCTCAAACAAAACGTAATGGACCAGGCACTGCAAACAGTGCTTACTACGGTGGTGTTGGACCAAACCCGTCGACTGCACGTAAACCTGCAAGTTTTATTAAAGAAGCACTTGTAAAAAGTAAACAAGGGTTAGCGGGAGAAAACGAAACTACTGATGTTACAATAGATCCAGAAGCATTAGCAGCGTTGGGTTTTGAAGCAGGAGATCCGTATGAGCAACTAAAGACTCGCAGCAGATTTACAGATTTTGGTTCAACTCAAGGTGACCTTGAAGATGTTGATAGAGTGCATCAAGCCCAAGGCAGTGCCGGTGTTAGAAGACTTCCTTGTGATAGACGATTAATTGACATACTTAATAGAGCAGCCGCAGCAGCAGGTGTGTATGTACAAATCACCAGTGGCGGTCAAATGTCTAAAGCAGAATGGCAATCATATCCTCGTAGCCAACGTAAAATTACTAGAGATAACAAGGATTACTGGATACTTAAAAATGGTACCTGGATACAGGTCCGTACGGGTAGTACAAGGCATGATACCGGTCTTGCTGCTGATTTGAATATTTCTAAATCGAAATTACCTGGCGGCACACTGATTCCTTATAACTTTAGTTCTCCTGGCCGAGGCGAAAACAATCAAATTTGGGATAACTTAATATATCATGCATTTAAGTTTGGATGTAGAGGATTTGGGTTTGCACAAAGTTATATGGGTAACGTAACTATACATTTAGACACACTAGGAAAGATATCTGGAAACGGATGGAATGGTGAGTTAGGATATTGGGAAACATCGGATTACTTTATTAACATAGCCAGAAAAGGAATACAGGACGCATGAGCGATAACAATTATGTAGATCCAGATCTAATTTATCCTTGGACTCATCCTGACGAGTTTGAAATTGTGTTCAAAGGCCTATGCGGAGATACTTCCTATCCAATTATTACCTATGATAAACTTTTAACATTGAATAATGATAAAAACAACTGGGACGGTCCTTTTGAAAAAAAATCTGGTAATTTAGTTGTTGCTAGAATTAATGAAAGTTATCAAGGACAAACTGGTAGAATTATAATCTATTATGCAATAGAATATCAATTTGCTGCCAACGAAGAAGTAATTGAATATGCCGAAATGCCTTTGCGAAATGGATATTTTGACAACAACGGCGATGGCACACAAGATTCTTGGGTAGATGGCGGTGCGTTTGAAACAGCAGATGGTACAATCAATTTACCGCAAGAAGCAGTACCAGCAGCAGAAATTTCTTCGGCTCTTATTCTTGATACTCTTGTTAGAGAACAAGAAAAAACAGATGAAACTACATCAGTAGACGAAGGCGCACAAGCATCAAGAGCAGCAGCACCAGCAGCCACTGAAAATACATCAACAAAAGCAGCAGCATCTGCTGCCCTTTCGCCAGCAGCAGTTTACGATCAAACTACAGTAAATGCAGCATTGGCAAATCCTGCGTTAGAAACTGCTATTAGAAATGGATTCCCTCCAGGTGCTAGTGCAGAAACACAAGCAGCATTTGGTGATCTTGCTGATGAATTCAAAGCATTAACTGACGAATTAGCAACTAATCCTTCGCTTACTAGAGTATCAGAAATTACAACAAGATTAGATGCTATTACAAAAGAATTGCCGCCAAGTTTAGCAGGTACAGCATCTCTTATTAGCAATGCTATTGCTCCAGTTTTAAATCCAGGTAATGTTGCAGGTTTAACGGGTATATTAGATGGAGCAACTGAATTAGCAAATGGATTTATAAAAACAGGTGCCGAAGTTCTTACCGATGTTACCAAAGGATTAGATCTTGTAGCAGGAACAACAATACAATCTTTGGCAAATATTGGCCAATCTCTTAACAGTGTGTTTAAAGAAGTTGGAAGTACGCTGTCGGGCGTAGGAGATTCACTTAAAGATAATATACCAAATTTAAATGACTTGTTTAAATTTGATCCAAAAGTATTATTCAATAAATTAAGTTTAGGAAACGTTGTTAAAAGTATTGCATCTATAGATTTAGTAGCCATAGGAAAAGAAATTGCCGGCGGCATTACGGATGTAGTAGATCAACTTGCAGCAGCATTTGGACCTGTTGGTAGATCTTTAGCAAATATTCCTGAATTGCAAGCATTGAGAAGACTTGCTGATCCTGGGTTTGGTTATGATGGTGCTAGAGGACATCGCAGCGGCAGCGATATTAGACATTATGATACTAGGACGCCGGTAAATGATGGTACTCCAGCACCCGAAGGTACACCATACCAAAAATTAATCAGTGTGCTTAATACATCGTTATCACAAGATTGGGTACCAAAGTCAGGAGCAAACAGCGGACAAAAACCCAGTGAAAGAGATCCTAGAGAAGACGATAGAATTCCGGATCCACCTGAAGGTGCAAATCCTCTTATTATGGAAGCATACAGGTTAAGTGGACAAAAAGATTTTACAAGAGATGGCGATAGTGGAGAATACAGTTGGCACACTGCTTTTGTAAATTACGTTTTGAGTAAAGCAGGACTACCTATAGTTGTGTCAATGAGTGCTCAAGCATATTATTCTTATGGTAACAGGGTAAATCACACTAATATTAGAAACAACAACGTTGCAAAGCAAGGTGATATTGTAATTTTCAACAGTAGAACAGGCGGCAAACATATTGGATTTTATTGGGGATTTGATAAAGAAAAAAACAAAATTAGAGTTATTGGTGGAAACCAAGAAAATGTTGGTGTAAAAATAATCGACTTGCCATTTAGTTTAACTAATGGAGATTTCTATGTGACACATATTCGTCGCGGTGCTTGGGAACCAACCGAAATAGTAACAAATACTTCAATAGACGAAACTGATAATGCACGAGCAAGAAGAACCAATGCAGGAGTATTTAAAACAGGTCCGCAATAACAAGGTAAATATTATATGAGCACATTAGAAAAAAATCTTTATAAAAACTTAAAACTGACTTCACCAAGGTCGGCTAATAATCCTATTGTGGATAAAAGTTATAAAGGTATTAGTACCGTTAATCCTACTACTAAAACATGGAAAATACGTGACATTGATTTAATCAAACAAGATATTGTTAATCACTTTCATATTAGGCTTGGCGAAAAACTAGAAAATCCTACATTTGGAACTATTGTATGGGATGTGCTTTTTGAGCCGTTAACTGATGCATTAAAAGAAGCAATTGTAAAAAATGTCAACACAATTATCAATCATGATCCTAGAGTACAGGCAAATGATATTGTTGTAGACAGTTATGAAAATGGTATTCAAATATATGCTGAATTAACATATTTGGAGTACAATATTACTGAACAATTGCGCTTTACATTTGACAAGGACAACGGCTTAATTTAAACTGCGCACTTTTTAAATTTCATAAATATTGTATTAGTAGAGGAAGTGCGAATGTCTGCAACAGATAGACAAAATAGATTATTATTAGCCGAAGATTGGCAAACAATATATCAAAGTTTCAAGTACGCTGATTTCAAAAGTTATGACTTTGACAATCTTCGTCGTACAATGATCAATTACATACGACAAAATTATCCAGAAGATTTTAATGATTACATTGAATCAAGCGAATACCTTGCGTTAATCGACTTGGTTGCGTTTCTAGGGCAAAACATCAGTTTTCGCACAGACCTCAATGCCCGTGAAAACTTCCTTGAGTTAGCAGAACGCAGAGAAAGCGTATTGCGTTTAGCACGTTTAATTAGTTATAATCCAACACGAAACCAACCTGCAAATGGATTGCTAAAACTTACAAGTGTTCAAACAACTGAAAATGTAAGAGACAGCAATGGTATGAATCTTGCAGCAAAAGTTATCAAGTGGAATGACAGTGTAAATTCAAATTGGTATGAACAATTTATCAATGTAATCAATGCAGCATTTACTCAAGCAAACAAGTTTGGTACACCTCGTAAAAGCGAACTAGTAGAAGGTATTCCTACCGAGAAATACAAATTCAATAACTTGGCTAGTGTGTTTCCTGTTTTTGCATTTAAGAAAACAGTAAACGGTAAAAGCCTTGATTTTGAAATGGTTAGCACTGACATATATGATGGCGAAGTTCGTGAAGAACCGCCTATTCCAGGTAACCAAGTTGGTATTTTGTACAGAGACAACGGCCAAGGCGCAAGCAGCAGCAACACCGGTTTCTTTATGCATTTTAGACAAGGTAGTTTGCAAAAAGGCGAGTTTACTATTAACCTGCCTGTGCCTAATCAGCGTATCGATTTAGATGCCCAAAACATCAACAACGAAGATGTTTGGTTGTTTAGCATGAATTCAGACAGCACCCAAGGTGATGCATGGACTAAAGTTGACGCTGTTGAAGGTAACAACATTATCTATAACAGTATTAGTAAAAACATTAGAAACATCTTTAGTGTTCTTACTAGAACAGACGATCGTATAAGTTTGATTTTCAGTGACGGTATTTTTGGAGAATTACCTAGCGGTGCATTTAGAACATATTATAGAACAAGCACAAACCAAGATTATACAATTACACCAGATGCATTACAAAATATTAAATTAACACTTCTTTATACAAGTTCAATTGGTAGAACAGAAACTTTAACAATGCAGTTTGCACTAAAGAGCAGTGTTAATAATGCTGCAAGTAGTGAAAGCACTGACAGCATTAAAACCAATGCACCTAGTACATATTATACTCAAAACAGATTAATCACTGGAGAAGATTATAACGTTGGACCATTGGGTATTAGCCAAGATATTATCAAAGCAAAAGCAGTGAACAGAACAAGTAGCGGTATTAACAGATATTACGATCTACGTGATAGTACTGGAAAATACAGCACTACTAATTTATTTGGCACTGACGGTATTTTGTACAAAGAAGAAAAAGACGAAAAATACAGTTTTAGTTTTGTCACAAGAACCGATATTGAAGCAGTAATTGAAACTACAGTTACAGACATTTTAGATGATAATAATGTTAGAAACTTTTATTATGACAACTTCTTGGATCAAAATTACAGTGATTTAAATATTGCTTGGCAACAAGCAACCAGTGAAACAAATAGAAGTACAGGTATTCTTTTAGATTATGACGATGTTGCAACAAGTGGTATTACTGGATATGCAGTCGGTACTTCAACCGAAGGTCCTCTTAGATTTTTTGAAACAGGTGCTTTGGTAAAATTTGTTGCACCTACTGGAAAATGCTTTGACAAAAACAATACTTTGCAAAACCGTACTCCAACTAACTTGGGTGACAAATCTTATATTTGGACTAAGGTTGTAAGCATTTTTAACGAAGGTCAAGAAGTTAGTGATACAACAGGATTAGGCCCTATTGTGTTTAATGATGTAGTTCCTACTGGAGCATTATTGTCAGATGTAAAAATCAAGTTTAAAAGAGATATTTTAACTTCAGTTAAATCAGAAATGATTGAGCAG